GCCGCATCCCGACCGCGATCATCACGCGGGCGGCGAGCTTCGCGATGCTCGGGAGTCGGATGCCTTTCTTCGGATAGCGCCAGTCGGCCATGGCATCGACGATCGCCGTGAGCGTCGCAAACGGGATCGAGTGATCGGCCGGTATCCACGACTTCGGGCACGTCGTCGCCTTCACCGGGTTCGCGGCTCCCTCGCCGTCGAGGATCGTGTACAACCCGAGCAGCGCCGACCGTCGATGGTAGACGGTCGGCTCCGCGTAACGCTTCAGCCACTTCTGGATCACGGCCTCGAGCTCGTCCTTGCTGATGCTGCTCCGCGGCCGGTCGCCGCCGAGCGCCTCGACCCACAACGCGAGCATCTGCGCGATCTGGCCGATGTATTTCTGCGCGGCGACCTCCGGCTTCGCGAGGTACGTGTCGATGTCGGCGGCAAACGCGCCGGCGCCGGCGCCGCGGAAGAGGCCGGCTTGCGTCTCGCGCCACGCGATCATCGTTTCCTCGGTCGTCGCGAGGTCAAAGGTCTTCGTCTTCACGCCGCCTGGGCCCGCGTGAACGCGCACGAAGACGTACCACTTCTCGCCGCGGCGCCGGATGCCGGTCAGTTTGCGTTTACGCATGGACGGCTCCGTTGTTGATCACGAGGCGGAGTTGCTCGAGGCGCGCGCGGCGGGCTTCGGTTTCCGCGCGCAGGCGGTCGAGGAGCGCGGTCGTCTCGTCCGTGTAGGTCTTCAACTGCGCGCCGAGCTCGGCGAGCCGCGCGTGCGCGACGCCGATGTCCTCGAGGATCTGCGCGTCGCTCGCCTGCTCGACCGGCGCGAGCGGCGAGAGGGCCGGCGTCGGCGCCGAGACGACGCGCTCGAGGATCGGATGCGCCTTTCGCAGGCGGTACAGCGCCGCCTTGATCGCGCCGGCATTCGTCGAGAGGCGCGCCTTCTTCAGGAGCGGCGCGAGGCGCGCGGCCTCCGTCGCGATCGACGGCGCCCACCAATCGCCGTGCTGTTCTACAAAACTCTGGACGCCGCGTTGTCGGCTCACTGACGGGGATGTCGTCATGCGCTCACTCCTTCTTTTTGAGGTTGCTGAGGGCCCGGTCGACGGCCTGTTGCGCCGCCTGGCCGCGGTTGAGAAATTGCTCGAGTTGCTCCTCGGGCAGGACGCCTGTCGTCACGAGCAACGAGAAGCCGGCGACGGCGACCGGCGTCATGTGCTGGCAACGGTCGCACTCGCCGAGCTCGTACAGTTGATTCGGTTCGGCGAACGTGCAGCGGGCGCCGCACGCCTCACACGTAAACTTGAAATAGACGCGCGCGTGTTCGGGCCCGCCGTGCTTCGCGATCGCCGCGTCGGCCATCTTCATAATCTCCGCGCGCGGGTAGTCAGTCGGCATCGTCGCGCTCCTTCTTGTATTCGCCGACGACGAGCGCGACGGCCGCCTTGTGCTCGGCGACGATCTTGTCGATCGCGGCCTGAGCGACGATGCCGCGCTGCACAAACTTTTCGATCACGCGGAGGCGCAGGTCGACCTCGGTACGATCCAAGTAGCCGACCGCCGCCGTGCCGATCTGCTCGACCGTGGCCTTCCCGAGCACGACCTCGGTCAGAAACGCCAGCTGCGTTCTGAGCTCCACGATCTGATACTCGAGCTCCTTGTTGGTCGGCATCGTCGCGACTCCTTCACGACACGGGCTCGATTGGCAACGGCTGGATGCCGGCACACTGCATACAGATCTTCGGCCGGTCCTGATGCGGCCCGGCCGGGTTCCACGCGATCGGGGCGCCGCAGTCAGCGCACGGGCCCGTCGAGGCCGCCGCCGGCGGCCGGAACGGCGCATAGTCGGCGACGCGGCGACAGATCACCTTATCGGGCGGGCGGTCGGGCGAGCTACTCAGCGGGACCATGCGGCCGGCGTGCGTCACGCCGTAGTACGTCCCGGGCATCGTCTTGGTGCGCTCGCGCGTCACGGCCGGCCTCGGAGCATGGTCATCTCGACGGCGGCCAGATGATGATCGTAGTTGCTGGCGAGCGTCTCGCCGATGGCGACGCGGAAGCTCGCCGACGTCAACGCGAGGCGGAAGTTGCCAATCGCGACGCGCATCGTCATGCACTCCGCGAACGTCAACGCGCGGCCGTTCACGAGAATATCGGGCTCGACCCAACCCGTCTCTTTGTCGATCGGCATGTCAGAACCCTCCTCACGTCGCCTCATCGTCGGCCGGCGGCGGCTCCGCCTGCGTCAGTTGCGCCGTCAACACGTCGACCGTGACGAGGTCGTCGGCGCTCAGGCCCGCCACGCGATCGGTAATCCGCTGGCGCATCTGGTCGACGACGAGCTCGCGCACGCACCGCTCGATCGCGTGCACGACCGCCGGGCGGAGCGTCGGGATGAGAACCTGAATCAGATCAATCAGACGGCGGACGCTCGCTTGCGGATCGTCGGGCTCGGGCCGGTCGGCCATGCGCGGGGTGTCCTTTGGAACGGGGTACGAGCGCGCGACAGACGACCGGACGAGCGCGAGGCGAGCCGACATCTCACCGGGCCTCACGCAGGGCGTCGCGCAGGTCGGCGACAAAGGCGCGGGCGCGCACGTTCGCGTCGGCCATGCGCGCGATGCGGGCCCGCTGATCGCGCGTGACCGCGGCGATCGCTTCGGCGCGGCGCCGCAGGTCCTCGGCCGTGCGCTCGAGACAGTGAATCGCGCGCGGCGCCGTGTGCTCGAGCACTTGAATGTGATCGATGAGCCGGAGCGCGCTCGCGTGTGTCGCATCGAGCGACGCTTTCGCCGGCGCGGGTTTCACGACGAGCGGGAAGCGAGCGACGACGGCCGACGATGAAATGGTCATTGCAATACACGCGAGTCCTCTCTCTCGGGGCGGGTGCCTGGGAAATCACGCACGCCGCGGCGGGGCCGCTTTCGGTTTTTTGTCAACGGAGGGGGATGGCGTCGGGAGCGTGTCGAGCGTGTCGAGATAGTCCTGCAACATCGGCGCGCAGTTGGGATCAACGGCGAGCCGGCGTCGAAGGCGATCGAGGAGCGCGGCGTGCGGGTCGGCCGGGTCGCCGGCCTGCGTGGATGCGCCGCCGCGCAAGAGCGCCCGCACGCGCAGGCGGACGTCGGTCGAGGCGTGATGGAAACTCTGCGCGATCGCAAAATCCTCGTCGCGCAAATCTTTCAGCAGCGGATTGTCGGGATCGATCCGCTCGTCGCCGACGAGCTCGAGCGGCGTCACACGCAGCGCGCGCGCGAGCTTCTCGATCGTGTCCTGCGTCGGTTGCTGCCGGCCGCTCTCGAGATGGCGGAGCGTCGTGCGCGTGATGCCGGCGGCGGCGCAGAAGGCGAGCCGCGTCGGGTAGAGACGCTGCCGCCCGAGGCGCACTCGTTCCGCAAACGCGGCGAGGCGCGTCGGGTCCAGATCCACAGCCACATTCTTAGACCGGGCGTGACGCCGGTCAACTAGCGCGGCAATGCGGGGCGCCGTGACCGAGGTAATGGCTAGTGGCATAACCGTTCTGAGCATCGGAGTATCTCACGGGACTTGACAATGAGCAAGTGACTAACCATAATGAGGCATCGACTAGCCATTCAGCCCGACACGGCAACGCAGAACGGCTAACCAACATGGAACTCAAAACCGCCCGGCGCATCGCACAAATCGAGCAGAAGGACCTCGCCGAAATGGCGCGGGTCGATCCGTCGACCATCTCGTTACTCGAGAGCGGCAAACGCGACTACCGCACGACGGCCTACGAAATCATCGTGCGGATCAGTCGCGCGCTCCACGTCGAGCCGACTGAGCTCTTTCCGATCGACACCGTCGACACGGAGCAAGTCGCATGAGCGCGCCGCGCTGCTACACCCGGCGCGAGGCGCTCGCCATCCTGAAGATGGGCGCGTCGACGTTCACGCGCCTGAAAGCGCGCGGGAAATTGCCGTGCGTCGTCGAGCTCCTGCCGCGGCTCGGGCACGTCGCCCGCTACCGCGCCGACCTCATCGATCGCTACATGGCGAATCAATGGGGGCAACCGCGATCGTTCGCCTCGCATCGTCGCGCGTCGTAAACCCGTCACCTTGTCGCTCGACCCGCGCTGACAGAAAGCAGCGCGCATCCCATGGCTGACCACATTTGTTACACCTTCTCGGTCTACTGCACCGTCCCGCTCGACCCGGAGGACGGACAACCCGAAGTCTCGGCAAAAGACATCGAGCGGCAGTTGACGCGCAAGCTCAATGACCGCTTCGTGTCGCCGATCGACGCCGACATCGATCTGGAATTGATGGACACACAGCCGGTCGCGCCGCGGGCGTCGGCGCTCGCCGATCGTCTGTTCGAAGACCTGGCGCGCATGAACGCTGTCCGCGCGAAGGGTGGTGTGCTGTGAAGGGCCGCGGCCCGCGGCGGCCTGGCGGCGGCGCCAGCAGCGCGATCAATCAGGACCGGCGCGACGCCAGCTTCGCGCGCGCCGTGCAGCAGGCGCCGTTGATGGTCCCTGACTATTGCCGCAAGTCGGACCCAACGGCGGCGCCGTGTCAGTGCCGGTTCTGTGGATCGACGACACCGAAGGGAGTCAAGTAAATGGCAACGCAGAACGGCACGACGGCGATCGCCAAGCTCGAGCTCCCGGAAGTTGTCGCGCGCCGCGGCATCAATGAGGCGCAATGGCGGACCCTGATGGGCTCGCTCTATCCCGGCGCGAAGGGCGAGAGCGTGCTCATGGTGCTCGACTACTGCGCGGCGCGGAAGCTCGACCCGATGAAGAAACCGTGTCACATCGTCCCGATGCAGGTCAAAGTCGCCGGGACCGATCGCTACGAGTGGCGCGATGTCGTGATGCCGGGCATCTACGAGCATCGCACGACGGCGACGCGCACCGGGCAGTACCTCGGCCACGCGAGGCCGGAGTACGGGCCGGAAATCGAGTTTGCCGGCGTGACCGCGCCGGCGTGGTGCGACTTCACGGTCTACCGCTGGAACGACGTCGCGAAGATGCGCGCCGAGTTTCATGTGCGGACGTTCTTCAAGGAAGTCGTCGCGTTCAACAACGGCGGCAAGGCTAATCAGCGGTGGGCCAAGGCGCCTGTGCAGATGCTCGTCAAGTGTGCCGAAGCGGCGGCGCTGCGCGAAGCCTTCCCGGAAGAAATCGGCGGCGAGCAGACGGCCGAAGAGCTCGACGGCCAGCGGGCCGCCGACGCGCCGCCGCCGGTTCTTGTGACGACGGCGGCCGTCCCGAAGCCTGACGGGTACGACGACTGGATCGCGTTGATGCCGGCGGCGGCCGACGAAGGGACGGAGACGTTCGACGCCGCCTGGGCGGAGGCGTCGAAAGAGCATCGGCAGTACCTGATGGCGAGCGAGCCCGAAATGCTCGCGCTGCTGAAGACGCGCGCGCGCGCGGCCGACGCGACGAAAGACGTGCTCTCGTGAATTACCTCACGCTGACCACGGAGCAGCGCACGGACGCCTGGCGGGCGGCGCGGATCGGGCGCGTGACCGGATCGTCGGCGAGCGACATGCTCGCGAAGATCAAGAGCGGGGAAGCGGCGGGCCGGCGCAACCTGCGCGTCCGGCTCGTCCTCGAGCAACTGACCGGGCAGTCGCAAGAAGACGGCTTCGTCTCGCGCGACATGCAGCGCGGCATCGAGCTCGAGCCGGCGGCGATACTCGCGTACGAAGTCGAGACGGGCCGGATCGTCCGGCCGTGCGGGTTCCTCGCGCATCCAACCCTGATGGCGGGCTGTTCGCCGGACGGCATCATCGGCAACATGGCCGGCCTCGTCGAGGCGAAGGCGCCGAAGTCGGCGACGCATCTCGAGTACCTGCGCGGCGACGTGCCGGGCGATTACCTCAAGCAATGCCAGCACAACCTGTGGATCACCGGCGCGCCGTGGTGTGACTTCGTCAGTTACGACCCGGCCTTCGCGACGCTCGGGCTCGCGCTGAAGATCACGCGCATCACCATGGACGACGCGCAACGCGCCAGCTACGAGCTCCTCGTGCGAATGTTCCTGACCGAGGTCGAGCGCGAGCGGCGCGAGGTCGAGGGCCTGA